AGATGCAGATGGTGAAGATTTTTGGATTGGAAATATTCTTACAATGAAAGCTGAAGAAGTATATAAATCATGGAAGAAGAGACAAGACAGTTTAAGTTATATTTTTGAACAGGATCTTAAATTTTTAAAAGACTATTATAAAGATAGAGATTTAGATTTTGAAAGTTTATTTGTTATGGAAGATGGTCACCCAATATTATTACAATGTGTACTGAGGAACGACATCTATGTTGAGACTATGGTTATTATTGACAGAGTTTTAAATTATACTAGAAGATGGAATAAGATATTAAATGATCCAGTGTGGACAGAATTCAAAAAAAGAATGGAGAAGTACAGTCCATTTGTAAACTTCGATAGTACAAAAGGAAAAACAATATTAAAAAAAGTATTTTTATAAAATTATTTGGTATACTATCATTATTTTTTTGGAAGTTATGTAATATTTTATTAAAAATTTTTATATTTTTTATAATATTTTGGGTATGCTATATTATTACAATGGCTGTATGGAATACTTTTTGTAAAGGATGTCCAAATACTTGGTATAAAGAAAATATAATAAAGGAGAAAAAATGAATAAAGAAGTAGAAAGTTATCAAGGTGAACTAAGAGATCTTAGAGAAGAAAATCAAAAACTTAAAACTATGGTTAGAAACCTGCAAGAACAGCAGAGAAAGTTGTTGACCGAGAATAAATAATAACATATAATAAGTTTATATTATGAATAAAGTGGACAATTTTAATACATTGCAATATAAGGAGATACAATGTCACAATCATTTGCTGAGCTCAAACGCTCGCGTCAAACTAATCTTGACAAACTTTTACAAGAAACAAATAAACTAACAAGCAAGGAAACTTCTGGTGGTGCCGATACTAGATTTTGGCAACCATCTGTTGATAAGGCTGGTAATGGTTATGCTGTTATTAGATTCTTACCAGCAACTAAAGGAGAAGATATTCCTTGGGTTAGAATATTTAATCACGGCTTTCAAGGTCCTGGTGGATGGTATATAGAGAACTCTCTAACAACCTTAAATAAAAAGGATCCAGTTACAGAATATAATAATATGTTATGGAACCGTGGTGATGATACTGGAAAAGAACAAGCTAGAAAACAAAAAAGAAGATTACTATATGTTAGTAATGTTTATATTATAAACGACTCTAGTAACCCAGAAAACAACGGTCAAGTTAAGTTATATCGTTATGGTAAGAAGATATTTGATAAACTTAATGAAGCTATGAACCCTCAGTTTGAAGATGAAAATCCAATCAACCCATTTGATTTATGGGAAGGTTGTAACTTTAAAATGAAGATTAGAAACTTAGATGGTTATAGAAACTATGACAAGAGTGAGTTTGAGTCACCTAAACCAGTATTAGAAGATGATGCTAAGATGGAAGAGATTTGGAATTCACAATATTCATTAAGTGAGTTTACGGATCCAAATAAGTTTAAAACTTATGATGAGTTGAAGGATAAGTTAAATAGAGTACTTGCTTTGAATGGTAGTGGTCAAACATTACCAAATGCAGAGGATACTAAACTTGACTCTACTCCTCCTCCTGCTGTATCAAAGTCAATGGCACCTAAAAAAGAAGTTGCTGATGATGGAGATGAGTTGGATTTCTTTGAGAAGTTAGCTAACGATTAAGATACGCTAAAGCCTCTTCTATTAAATAGATCAGGATTTGAAGTAATAACGTCACCTTCGTAAGTATCTTGTTTTGATGAAACATTATTTACAATAGTTTGATTATTTCTATTATCTTGAGACAATACCATTATTTGTTTTGCTATTTCAGAAGAGGCAGCTTCTAATTCTGCACCAATAGTTTTTAATGGTTTTTCTAAGTTTGCAGTGATAGTATCATTCTCTAATTTTAAATTTATATCTTTAGCACTAACATTTAATTGACCTTGTTCTAAATTTATATTATCTAAAATATTTTTAAATTCATCTGCTCTATCAGGAAATAAATCATTAAATTTTAATGTCATTATTTCAATAGCTCTTTTGTTTATTTTATCCTTTTCTTCTTGAGGTAACTCTTCAAATTCCTTATCTAACTTTATAGGACTACTAGTTTTACCTAGTTCACTAGTAGATATTCCTTGTTCAATTTTTTGTTCAATTTGTGATACTCTTCTAACATTTTTAAATGCTTGAGAATTTGGATTAAAATTTAGTTCTATAAATTCTTCTGGATCTAATCTTAACCTAGTAACAAAATCACCTATTCCATTAAAGAAATCTGCAAATTTGCTAATAATAGTTTCTTTGTTTTTATTGACTGCATCTTTTAAAATTTCACCTTTAAACTCATCAACAGCTTCAACTGCATCATCAACGGCATTTTTATTTTTTTCAATAAATTCATCTACTTTTAACAATCGCTTCCTAAATTGGTTCATTTCTATATCAATACCTGGTATCAAATTTACTATACCAATAAATGCATTTAATATTGTATCAATTAAATAAGTTATTCCACTACTTATTGTTTTAACACCTTTTTCAATTGTCTCAGGATCTGCAGTGACTAAACCATATATTGTTTGTAAAGTACCAGTTGTAAGATCAAACATACCTGATATTAAAGGCTTAAAAAAATTTTCATATATTGGCATTACTGTCTCTTGACCAAATTTAACAACTGCTTTTGATAAATTAAGAAAAGGATCAACTATTTCATCAAATAGAGCTGGATTTTTTTCTCTAATATATTCTAATAAAGTTTTTCCTGCTAGAAAAGTTGCTAAACCAAGTAATATTTTATCAAATATATTGGGACCTATACCTTTTAAAATGTCTCCAAATCTTTCTGCTATACTTTTTGATTGATTAATACCGGAACCTGTATCATCTATATCTCCACTACTTCTAGCTCCTTCTATACCTGCTTCTAGATTCTGTCTTCTTTCTTCTTTATCTATATTTAAACTTTGATTTTCAATTTTTAAAGACTTGTTTGAACTCTCTAAAATTTTTTCATTTATAGCTATAAGTTGATCAAATTTATTAACTAGTGCTGAAAAGAGTTGAGTAAATGAATTTTTGAATTCAACAAATCTTGTTTGTACAGCTGACTCTTGATCTTCAACTATCTCTTCTGATCTTTCTAATAATTCTGCAGTTGTTTCACCTTCTGGTGTTATAAGAACTGGTATAGCCATTATTTTCTACTCATGTAAGCTGTGAAACCCATATATGCACCAACTACTGATGCTTGTCCAATATAAAATAAACCTAATAGATCAGCAAGAGCTTTAACTCTTGAGTCAGGTATAATAGGTAAGAATAAAAATATTGTAAATGCTAACATAGAGAACATAGCTATCCATGCCATCTTTTTTTGTGCTTCAGACTTTTCTTCAAGTCTTTCAGCTTCCATCATTTTTTGTTCCAATTCAAACTCCTTATCAGTAACTGTACCATCACCATCTAAATCAAAGCTATCATACTTTGAATCTTTTTGTAATTTTTTTTGTGCCATATAAACCTACTTTAATTTTTTTTGGATCCATAACACCATTGCATATACAGCTATAAAATATACTGTTGCAACTCCAATATCTAAAACATGTTCTCTTATATTATATACAAACTCTATACCAGCTTGAACATCACTTAAACCTCCACTATTTTCAACCATATCACCAGCTACTATAGTTTGTGACATTTCAGGAGGACCATTATCCATTGGAGCACTTAGTCTTGGACCTTGCTCTCCCCATGATTTACTAATGTTAACTTCTGGTACTTCTCTATGATCCGACATTATCTCCTCTTAGCATTTTGTTGCTGTTTTATCCTATCGTTTTCTTTTTTAATAAAGTCAACTAGAAGTGCAATATAAATGTCTCTTTCAAAAGGAACCATGTTTTCAAGCTCTTCTAATGAATATTTATGGTGTTGTATCAAAGCAAAGTTAGTTTGATACAAATTCATTAGAGTTTCATGTGATAAACTTACAAAAAAAAATCATTGAGACTGTTTAATTCGTATTCAATGTCTTCACCACATTTGGAACATTTAAATTTTATTTTATGTTTTAATTTTGGAATAGTTTCAAAGAAATTAATTAATTTAGAAAATTGTTTTTGATCTAATTTTCCAAGAAAATCATTTAATTCTTCTTCTGTAAAATCAGAATAAACCGTATCTTTATCAAAAACATGCTTGACACATTTTGAAATCATATTGAATGCAGCCTTCATTGAAGTGTTTTTTGTAACATCAATTTGATCAAACATATTGATACTTGGATAGTTCATTTCAACACCTACTCCATCTTTTAAATTAATTATATTTTTATGTTCAGGATCAAAATGTATTTTTACTTCCTCTAGGTTTAGTTCATATTTATTTGAGTGCATACATTCTTTATTTTCAATGTGTTTAATATGAAGACTAACCACTTCTCCAACACTTTTCATTCTTAGTTGTAAGAATAAAAACTCTATGTCAAACAACGGTAAGTTTTCAATATTAACTTCAGTAAGTATACAACTTTTTAAAAGATTAATTACTGCATTCTTTATCTCAATTGGATCCTTACCTTCTTGAGCCATTAAAAGAACTTTTTCTTCTTTAATTAAAAACGGTCTAAAAGTTATAGGTTCGTTTGTTGATGGTAGATATGTTTTGAATTCAGGTGTTACTAAATTTGGTAAAGGCATTATATTTTCATTCTTATATTAAATTATATTTACTATTCACACTCCCAAACACTTGTCTTGCAACAGTGGTTGCTCCGGTTAAAAACGCTTGTTGTTTTTGAGATAATCCTGCTCTCCTAGCTACATCACCAAGAAGAACAGATGCTCCTTGTGTAATGCCTTTTT